CATCCTCTGATCTGAAGTGCGTATTCAGATGTTGTACCACGCAGGAATAGAATCACCGGATTACGGCACCGGGGGTTACTTCCCCACCGTTGTCTTGACGTTGATGCTACGTTTACGCTATGTTGTTTATGAACGTGACTGGAGGTGACATGAAAATTATTATCTTTGTAGGGATAGTTTGCACTGTGTTGGCGGCCTGTACGCCGCCGCCCGTGGAAACTGCCCGTGCGGCATGGGTTCGGCAGAAAGCCGAGGTGGTCAGTAGGGCGGTGGAGGATATACCGGAGTGGTTCTCCACTCCCCGAGAGGATGAGACGGAGGCAGTCTTTTCCGTAGGCACCGCCATAGGCCCGAACCTGCAATTATCCTATGACCGGGCAATATTAAACGCCAAGCGGGTCCTTGCGGATCGTGTCGATGGCCTGATGTCATCGAAGGTAAAGTCCTTCGTTGCCGAAAGCGGCCAGAACGAAAACAAGATATTCACCGCAGAGGCCGAGCGTGTCGTAACCAACTTCATGGCAGAAGTGAATGTTGCCGGGTACGCCCTGGAGCGTACAGATATCCAGGCGTCTTACGGCAGATACAGGGTCTACGTCATGCTCAGATACCCGCTCGGAGAAGCTAACGACATAATGATGTTGAAACTGCGCAGGTCCGTGGAGAGCGATAGTCAGGAACGAGCCGAAAATGCCTTCCGTGAATTGGAAGAAGATGTGCTCCGTTACAAGCAGGATCAGGATTGATGTCCAACAGGCTCTCCATTCTTGGCGGGAAGGCACACGTCATCGGTCTCGAAGCTCCCAGCAAGAGGAGCACCTCCAGACCCACCTCCGACCGGCAGGTCCCAGCAACTCGTTTGTGTTTGTGCTGCAATAAACGATTCCTGTCATCTCATGTCGGCAACCGGATATGCGTCATCTGTAAGGCTCGCGGCGGTCCCCCGGTGTTAAGTGAGCTATGAGGAGAGGCGATGGCTAACAGATTGTTGGGGTGGATGAAGTCCATGGAGGCGTGGCTCTATCGTGTCGTGTTCGACAAGTTCCATAGCAACTGCATCTACGGGGATAAGCCCTTCTTCGACAAGCATCTGCTCGGTGCAACCAAGGATTTGGAAGAGGGCTACCCGGCGATTCGCGCCGAGGTGGACAAGCTCATGCAGCGCTATGATGAATTGACCCCATTCCAGACCATGTCGCCGGATCAGGAATATATCTCCCGCGATGACCGCTGGAAGTTCTTCTTTCTCAAGTGCGCGGGGATCAGGTTCCGTAAGAATATCGCCCTGATGCCGAAAACCATGGAGATTATCGGCAGGCATAAGCAGATTGTGTCAGCTTACTTGTCCATTCTAGCCCCCCATAAGTCGCTGCCACCCCATCAAGGACCCTGGGCCGGAGTGCTACGGGCGCATCTGGGGGTAATTATCCCGCAAAAAGGTCGCCATCGCTGCCATATCGTGGTGGCAGGTCAGAGATATGACTGGAAAGAAGGCGACGTTGTGCTCTTCGACGACACCTACCAGCACGAAGCGCACAATCCAACGGATGGCGTCCGGGTTGTTCTCTTCATGGATGTGTTACGCCCCATGCTTCATCCATATGACTGGATAAACCGCTTCATTCTGTCGGTGATCTGGCTGTTCCCCTATGTTTGGGTGCCTTATTTCCGCCATAAAAAATGGGAGAAGACGTTTCATGGCTAAGAAAAAGAAAAAAGGTAAGGCATTTCAGCCCTTTGAGGCGGAAATCACCCTGTTCTCCATCGTTGATTTCATGCTTTGCCAGACCATGCTGCCTATGGAGATGGTCGATGCGCTGAATGTGGAGCTTGACCGTCTGAGGGCCGACAAGAACCGGGGCAGCCACTCCCATACTCTGGTTGGGCAGATGAAGAGGGGGGAACAACTGGGGCTATCAAGGGAAAACCCCATATTCAGTAAGGTTTACACGATGGTTGAGCAGCTTGCCATGACCTATGTGCAGGCTTTCGGGAAGCAAACGTCCCTTACTGAGGAAATCCCCTGGGTTGGTGCGCAATGTAAGGATTTGTGGTCGGTGCATATGTTTGCAGGCGACTATAACCCCATGCACGACCATGGCTGCGACACTGAAGCGGGGATGTCCTTCGTGCTGTGGACGCGGGTGCCGGAAAATATGCGTAATGAAGAGGCTACTACCCTGTTCAATGCGTCAGGCTACCTGGATGGTTGCATAAAATTCTTCAATGGACCCTTTGCCCAGCGGGGGCCAATGCAATTCAGAGCGCCGAAGGTGCTGGATATCGTACCCGAGCCTGGGAAGTTCGTGATTTTCCCCCATTGGCTGAACCATACGGTCTATCCCTTTGCCGGTGAGGGCGAGAGAACCACCATATCGGGGAACGTCAACTTATTCGACAAAACTCCAGAGGAATTAAAGAAAGAAAGGGGGCAACGTGACCAAACGTCAGAAGCAGTGTCTTGATTTTATTATGAATTTCTGGGAGCGCTATGGCTACGGGCCAAGCTACCAGGAAATCTCCGATGGTCTCGGAATGAAGAATAAATCAGGGGCCTTTCGCATTGTGGATTTGCTGTGTGATCGGGGATATCTGGAAAAACATGCCGGTCGTGAGCGGTCGGTTTGCCTGAGGGGAGAGTAAACTTATGACATGGTATGCAGCAGCCGCGTTCGTAGTGATCGTCGAGTTGGTTGTCACCCACATGATGCAGACCTTGTAGGTGTGATGATATGAGGAAAAGCAAATATGCGGTGCATCAGGGCAAGAGCAAGCGAGCGCTGAACGACTACTACCCGACCCCGGAGAAAGTGGTGGAGCGCATGACGAGAGAGTTTCTCGATGTGCAGATCAATGCCATCAGAATGGGGAATGTGCGCCCACCGATACCGGTCTGGGAACCCTGCGCCGGGGACGGCAGAATTGCCGAAGCGATTCGCTCCCATGGCATTGAAGCCATAACGACGGATATTGCTACCGGCAACGACTTCTTTGACTACGACACCCCGATGTCGCCCATCTTGATGACCAATCCTCCGTTCTCAAAGATACGGGAGTTCATCGATCACGCTTTCAGCATCGGTGTAATGTCCATGGCCCTGGTCTGTTCCGAGCGGCTATGGGCCTGTAAGAAAGGACGAGCGCAGTTCCTCAAGTATCGGCCCAGCCGATTCGCCATGATGGACTGGAGGGAAGACTATCTCGGCAAAGGCGGATCACCGGATCGCGCCCTTGCGGTATCGATATGGGATGAGCCCTGTGCGCACATCTGCCGGTATGAGGTCTGGTCGAAGGAGGCGGATTTGTACCCCAGGTTTGACTTCACGTCCTTTGAAAGAGGATAGCAGCCCCCCTTTCCCAGAAATTTGATTGCCGTGCCTGCTCCCACGAGACAGGACATCCTGTTTGCGTCGGTTATAAGGACGCTCCAAGTCTTGGTTTCATGGTTAATTAGAAGCTCAAAAATTGTTGGCCCTGGCGAGAGGCCCCGCATAATCGGCTTTTCGTTGTGGGTTCTGGTTAGGGCGTGCAGCATCTTATCTCTTTCCAGACAAGGCACCGGACTCTGAGCCTGGGCTGGAAATGAGGTTAGAAGAACAATTGCTATGAGAGCGCTAAGTCGCAGCATCCCTTCGTTCCTGAGGCCTTCCCGTAAATAAAAGTTGACGGGTCAATATTGACAGGTCTGTGTCAATGGGCACATTATGGTACAAACACGGAAACGTATACCATATTTGGTGGGAAGGTCCCTCTTTTGGCGACATCCGATCCGCAGCTTGACGCTTATATTCAAAAAGCGGCTGCGCTACCTTATGAAGAGCAAAAGGAAATACTCGCTCTTCTTGAGAGGCTTGAGGAAGCCACCACCCGCGAAAGGGTTGCCAAGAACTTTCTGCCCTTTGTGAAAAATATGTGGCCCGCCTTCATCGAAGGCTCGCACCATAAGATCATGGCCGATGCTTTTGAGCGTGTGGCCGAAGGAAAGCTGAAGCGGCTTATTGTCAATATGCCGCCACGGCACACCAAGTCAGAGTTCGCCAGCTATCTTCTGCCCGCATGGTTTATCGGGAGAGACCCAGCAAAGAAAGTTATCCAGACCGCCCATACCGCAGAACTGGCTGTGGGCTTTGGCCGTAAGGTGAGGAACCTTGTCGGCAGAGAAGATTTTCAATCTGCCTTTCCGGGTGTGAAGCTGCGCCAAGACAGCAAGGCCGCAGGCCGGTGGAACACCAACGAGGAAGGTGAGTATTTTGCTATCGGTGTTGGCGGTGCGGTTACCGGTAAAGGTGCCGACCTGCTGATCATCGATGATCCGCACAGCGAGCAGGAGGCCAAGTCTCCTGACCCGGCGATCTTCGATCCGGTTTACGAGTGGTACACATCAGGCCCCCGTCAGCGGTTGCAGCCCGGTGGCTCCATCGTTGTCGTGATGACCCGCTGGCACCAACGAGATTTGACCGGTCAATTGTTAAAGTCCTCGCAGCAGCGGGATGGGTCCGATGAATGGGAGGTCATACAGCTTCCCGCTATATTGCCATCAGGCAATTCGTTGTGGCCGGAATACTGGTCAAAGGACGAACTGGAAAGGTTAAAGGCCGAACTGCCTGCCGCGAAGTGGTCTGCTCAATATCAGCAGGACCCCACGGCGGAAGAGCAGGCCATGATCAAGCGGGACTGGTGGCGCAGGTGGGAGGATGATGATCCGCCTGCCTGTGAGTTTATCATCCAGTCCTGGGATACTGCATTTTTGAAAACCCAACGGGCTGACTATTCAGCCTGCACGACATGGGGCGTTTTCTATCAACCCGACGATGAGGGCCTGGACGCTGCCAACATTATTCTTTTGAACTCCTTCAAGGACAGGATGGAATTTCCCGAACTGAAGAAGGTGGCTCAGAAGGCTTATGACCAGTGGGAGCCGGATGCCTGCATCGTTGAAGCGAAGGCGGCGGGGTCGCCGTTGATTTTTGAATTGCGGCAAATGGGCATACCGGTCAGTGAGTTCACTCCATCAAGGGGCAATGACAAGATCGCCAGGGTCAATGCGGTCAGCGACCTGTTTGCTTCCGGCATTGTCTGGGCTCCAAACAAGAATTGGGCGGAAGAGGTTATCGAAGAGTTTGCCTCCTTCCCGGTTGGCACCCATGACGATCTTGTTGATAGCAGTACGCAGGCATTGCTAAGGTTCCGGCAGGGCGGCTTCATCAGAGTTGCCTCCGATTACGAAGATGAGGAAATGTCCTACCAGAGGGCGGAATATTACTAGGAGACAAACATGCACAAGCCAAGAGTGATAGGTCGTACCATAGGTGAGCAGGTTCCGCGCAAGCAGATTCCAATCAAGGGAACTGGCGCTGCGACCAAGGGCACCAAGTTCTATGCCTATGCCGATCAGATTACCGATACGGCGCAAAAGCCCCCTGCCGAGTGGGTATCCACGATTAAGAAAGTCTAATTAATGGCAATAGACAAGAGCATTGCCCAGGCTCCAACACGTTCCGAAAGTACCATTACGGAAGAAGAGTTTCAGGGCCTTGATGTAGATGCGGAAGCGTCTGCGGTCGAGATTGCTGTTGTCAATCCGGATGCCGTGGCTATTGCGACGGACGACGGTGGGATCGTCATCGATTTTGATCCGTCTGGTGGGGAGGTCGGCGGCGATGCTGGCTTTGATTCCAACTTAGCCGAGCATATGGAGGATACCGTTCTGGGCCGGTTGGCGTCCCAGTTGAACGGAGAGTTTGAAGGGGATCGTAATTCTCGTGCCGATTGGGCGCGGACTTATACCAGAGGGCTTGATCTTCTAGGCCTGAAGAGCGATGACCGAACAACCCCATGGCCTGGAGCCTGCGGTGTTTACCATCCAATTCTCACAGAGGCCGTGGTTAGGTTCCAGTCCCAGGCGATCATGGAGCTATTCCCTGCTTCCGGACCTGTGAAGACCAAGATTATTGGTGCCATAACGGACCAAAAGGAAGAGCAGGCGCAGCGCATTCAGCAGCACATGAACTATCTTCTAACCGAGAAGATGACGGAGTTCAGGCCTGAAACGGAACAGATGTTGTTCTCGCTACCCCTAGCCGGTTCGTCTTTCAAGAAGGTTTACTACGATCCCAACATGGGGCGTGTCTGCTCCCATTTCATACCGGCAGAGGATTTCGTTGTTTCCTACGGGGCCTCTGATCTCCTGACGGCGTCTCGTTATACCCACATGATGCGGAAAAGTCATAACGATATCCGTAAGTTGCAGGTCGCTGGCTTGTACCGCGACATTGAATTATCTCCGAATGCACCGGATTATTCCGATATTCAGGAGAAATACGACGAACTCGAAGGGGAGAATCCCACTTACGAGCATGATGACCGCTATGTTTTGCTGGAGATGCACGTCGATCTGGACCTTGAGGGCTACAAGGATACCGACGATGACGACGAAGAGACGGGGATTGCCCTTCCCTATGTCGTGACTTTCGTGAAGGGCAGTAGCTCCATTCTTTCGATCCGGCGCAACTGGTATGAAGACGATCCGTTGCGCATGAAGCGGCTACATTTTGTGCATTATCAGTATATGCCCGGTCTGGGGTTTTATGGCTTTGGTCTGATCCACCTGATTGGCGGTATTGCCAAGTCGGCTACGTCACTTCTCAGGCAGCTTGTCGATGCGGGGACTTTGGCCAACCTTCCGGGTGGCCTGAAGTCGAGAGGGTTGCGCATCAAGGGGGACGATTCCCCGATCATGCCGGGTGAGTTCAGGGATGTAGATGTTCCCGGTGGGGCCATAAAGGACAACATCTCCTTCCTTCCCTACAAAGAGCCGAGCAGTGTTCTCCACGCGCTGTTGGGAGAAATTGTTGAGGAAGGCAGGAGATTCGCTTCGATCACCGATCTGAAGCTAGCGGACATGAAACAGGATGCTCCGGTGGGGACCACCCTGGCTCTCATTGAGCGGTCAATGAAAGTCATGTCGGCTATTCAGGCGAGGCTCCATGACGCCATGCGCAAGGAGTTTATCCTGATTGCCGGTATCGTCCGTGACTATGCGGAAGATGAATATGAATATAAGGCCGATGACAAGGAGGCCATAAAGAGCGACGATTTTGATGGCCGCGTGGATGTCATCCCGGTGTCCGACCCGAACGCCGCGACCATGAGCCAACGCATCATGCAATATCAGGCGGCTCTCCAGTTGTCCCAGTCTGCTCCGCAGATGTACGACCTCCCGGAATTGCATCGCCAGATGCTGGATGTTCTTGGCATACAGGATGCCGAGAAGATTATTCCTCTCAGTGAGGAGATGGTGCCGCGTGATCCGGTCAGCGAGAACATGGATGTTCTGAACAGCAAGCCGTTGAAGGCTTTCATTCATCAGGACCAGGAAGCGCATATCCAAGTGCATATGGCAGCCATACAGGACCCGAAGATACAGCAGCTTGTTTCCCAAAGCCCCATGGCCGGGACGATTGCGGCGGCAATGTCCGCGCATATACAGGAACATCTCGGGTTCATGTACCGGAAGGAAATCGAAAAGCAGCTTGGCGTGGAACTCCCCCCGCCAAACGAGCCGCTGCCTGAAGATGTCGAAGTCAAGCTGTCACGGCTTGTGGCGGAGGCGGCAGAGAGATTGTTCAATAAGGATGTTGCCGAAGCCCAGCAGCAACAGGCGCAGGAGCAGATGCAAGACCCGATGTTCCAGTTGCAGCAGAAAGAGCTTGAGCTTCGCATGGCTGATATTCAGCGAAAGGCCGAGACCGATAAGGCAAGGCTCATGTTCAATGCTGAGAAGGAGCGCTCTTCTCAAGAGCTTGAGCGCGACAAGATGGCACAGAATGCTGAACTTGAGGGCGTCAAGCTGGGCGTTCAGGTAGCAAGGGGCCAAGAGGATGCGGCCTTGAAGGTCTCCAACGCAGAGGAAAAGGCGGTTCTGGAAAGGGCGCGGCTCTCGACGGAAGTGGCCAAAACTCTGCTGGATGATGATGTGAAGAGAAATGGGAAGGGTTAATATTGCTTGATCAATCTTTGTTTTCGGCTTATCGAAAGACACTACGGAATTTGATGAATGAGAAAGCCGACGATCTAGCAATGGGAGGAGCCTCGTCATTTGACGAATACCAGAAGATGGTCGGAGTGATAGAGGGTCTTGCAATTGCCGAGAGAGAAATACTGGACTTGATAGAAAAACAAAGAAAGGCCGAAGACGGATCGGATAGCTAAACGATGTTTCACATGAAACATATGGGCAGATCGTCACTGCCTGCCATGCGGCTAACAAATGCGCAGGGGGAGCGTTACCCCCGCTTCAATGCAAAGACGCTAGGAGAAACCTGTGTCCGATAAAACGGTTGTTGAATTTAGTGAGGAGAAGGAGAAGAAGGTAGCGAGTCAGTTACCGAAGCCCTGCTCTTATCATATTCTGGTGGCGCTGCCCAAACAGGACGAAAAGACGGATGGCGGTATTTACATTACCGACGATGTGCGGGAGCGCGAAGAGACCGCCAGCATAACAGCGATGGTTATAGCCCTTGGCCCAGACTGTTATGTGGAAACTTCACAGCGGAAGTTCCCTAGCGGGGCCTACTGCAAGGAGGGCGATTTTATTGTCATGCGGTCGTATTCCGGAACCCGCTTGGAAATCAGAGGTGAGAAGTTCAGGATTATTACGGATGATGTGCCGCAAGCTGTTGTCGCTGATCCGAGAGGGGTGATAAGAGCATGAGCGCTAATCCAGAAGCGACCCAAGAATCGCAGGACGATCTTTTTGAAGAAGAAAAGTCCGCAAACTTTACCGACCCCGTTGACATCCTGTCGAAGGATGAGCCTGACATAGAGGTTTCGGTGGTGGACGATACTCCTGAGCAGGACCGTAACCGCTCTCCGCGTGGGGAGGTTACCGAGGACTTGGAGGAGGATATTCCTGGCATGTCCGAGCGCGTTAAGACGCGCATGGATACGCTTCGTTATGAGTTTCACAATGAGCGCCGAGAAAAGGAGTCGGCGCAGAGAGAAAACACTGAGGCTGTCCGATATGCGCAGAATGTGCAGTCGGAAAACAAGGCGCTAAAGGATCAGCTATCAAACAGCCGCAGGTTGTTGTACGACCAAGTCTCCGCGAAGAGCGATGTTGAGCTTAACGCCGCCAAGGCGAGGTTCAAGGAGGCCTACGAGACCGGCGATGCTGACGCTATTGCGGATGCGCAGTCTGAGGTCTCCCGTCTCCATGCAGAGCGCTCTCATTATAACGTGGCTGCGTCGGATTCTTATAACGAGCAGCCTGTTGGCCAGGAGCTTCCGGCTCAGAACCAGCAGGTGCAGCGGGTGGAGCCGCCCGACCCGAAAGCGGTTTCTTGGTTGCAGAAAAATCCTTGGTTCCAAAGGCCCGGTTATGAGGACATCACGGGCTTTGCCATGGGCGTGCATGAAAAACTTGTCAGGAGAGGGTATGACCCCCGTGTCCATGATGAGTATTACCAAACTGTAGACAAGGAACTTAGGGAAAAGTTTCCAGATCATTTCGAGAAGGCATCATCCCCTGGAAGTGGGACTCCGACTTCTCGAAAGACTCCGGTGGTCGCCCCCGCAAGTCGCGGTGGCAGAAAGCCGAGCAAAGTGGAGTTATCTTCCTCTCAGGTTCGCCTCGCCAGCAAACTTGGGATAACGCCGGAACAATATGCGGCACAGGTTGTGAAGGAGATAGCCAATGGCTGACATAGCGGCAGATGAGCGCACACCAAGAGAAACCGATTCTCGCGAAGCTGGTGAGAGAGAAAAGTCTTGGGAACCACCGCAGGTATTACCCGATCCTGCCCCGCAGGATGGGTGGGTTTTTCGCTGGATCAGAACTTCCATCATGGGAAATCAGGACAACGTCAATGCGTCCAAGAGATTCCGTGAAGGTTGGGAGCCTGTGAGAGCGGAGGATCATCCGGAGATGATGATGGCCTCTGATAGAGGCAGTGATTATGCCGGGAACATTGAAGTAGGTGGTCTTCTTTTGTGTAAGACGAGTGAGGAGAACTACAAGGCGCGGTCAGAGTATTTTGCCAATCTGGCTCGTCAGCAGCACGAATCGGTTAATCATAACTTCATGCGGGAAGATGATCCGCGTATGCCGAAACTTAATGAATCGACTACGAGGGTGTCTTTCGGTGGCGGTAAACCTCTTTAGGTTTTCCGCTGTGCTTTAACCCTGTCCTTTGAAGGAGGATAATCATAATGGCTACTACAGCGGCCCCTTATGGTTTCCGTCCCGTTGGTGTTCTTGGCGCAGGCACTTTTTCTGGTGCCACACGGCAATATAAGGTCACCAATAGTTACGGAACCAGTATTTTCTACGGGGATGTTCTCAAGATCGTAGCTGCCGGTACTGTCGAGAAAGACACCGGCACGACGGCTTTGACTCCCGTGGGGATTTTTGTCGGG